AATAGTATTGTGGAAATAAAGATTTCCCTCTCAAAACTTAATATTTGACTAGGGTATAAGGGATTGCCCTAGTCACTACGAACAGACTAGGCAGGGCGTGAGGACGCTGTTAGTTCAATTCTAACTATGTTCAAATATTAATCAACGTATACACTAAAAGTAGAGAAATTGAGGGCAAAATTTTATATTTTGTATCTTAATTCAGAAGTCTAAAAATCGGGTGGGGCTTGGTAACCTCACTCACCATGCAGGTACTGGTGTCTAGTCTAAGTTCGATTCTTAGAACCTGCGACATAATATATGTATCTCCCTACTAAAAATGCTAAGTTTACTCCAAACTTAGCATTTTAATTTTTAAAAAGAAAAAAGAAATTTTTATTGTCATAATACTATTTGTTTAGGTATATTATAATGTGCATACTTAAAATTAAATACTTAGCAAGCATTTGAATTAATATACATAAGATATATGACATAATTTTTTATAGTGTAAGTTATTTAAATTAATTATAAATAACAGTAATTTTATTATATAAAATGTACATATTGTGAATAATAATAATAAAATCATGTACAAAATGCCAACTGATAATTCCTCGAAATATATTGCATATTTAACGTAACGTCAGTATAATTAAATTATAATAGTGAAGTGGAAGGTGGTACTTATGGCTACAAAAAGTATTTTAAAAAATGTAGATGTAAGAAAAAAGGCATTTGGAAGAAATCTAGTATCAGCTCTAGAAAATGCTAAAAATAAACAAGAAAAAGAAGTTGTATTAAGTAAAAAATGTTCAGAAGTACCAAAAGATAAAATAAAGGATATATTCGGGAGATTTTAATGAGTGGCTATTTAATTGTAAACTTAAGTAATATGCTAGGAGAGCTGGAGGAAGAAGAAGTTAAAAAAATTCTCTCCAGTTTTTCTTGTCCCCTTAATAAAGATGTAGAAGAATTTTTAAAAAACAAAGCTATTGAATTTTCTAAACAGGGTTTGGCTAGTACACATTTAGTGCTAACTTCTTATAAAGGCAAGCCTGTTATAGTTGGATATTTCACTCTAGCTAATAAGTATTTTACAATAAAAAGAAAAACATTATCAAACTCTTTAGCTAGGAAAATAGTGAAGTTTGGACAATACAATGAAGAACTAAGAAGATATATTATTGGAGCACCTTTGATAGGGCAAATAGGAAAGAATTATTCAAATAATTATAATAAATTAATCAAGGGTGATGAACTTCTAAAAATTGCATGTGACAAGATAAAAGCAGTACAGTTAGATATGGGTGGGAAAATAGTGTACCTTGAATGTGAAGATAAACCTAAATTAATTGAATTTTATAAGGATAATGGATTTGTAGACTTTGGAAAAAGAAGCCTTGATAAAGACGAAACAGATTCGTTAGATGGGGACTATTTAGTTCAAATGTTGAAATATCTAAAAAAATAAAAGTACATAAAATCTAAAATGACTATCTTGATAGATGGTCTTTTTTTATACAATAAATTAAAAGGAGAATGAAATTATGGAGATTAAGAAAAACACACAAGATGTAGTATCAGAAAGAAAAAATTCCCTAGATTCTGAATTCAAGATACCTGCAAGTGGTGTGTGTTATATGGCTGAGTTTATAAAGGAATCTAGGGAAATCATAAAAGAATTAGATAAACATTTTGAAAGTTGTCTAGATGTTTTATCTAAGGCAAGACTCTAAATATTTTGAATATGCTGAATCAAGCATGGTTTGCCAATCTGGGAAATCAGTATTTTTAACTATAAATAAATCAAATTCATTATCAGGAATAGCTAAAAAGTCTTCTTCTGAATTGACTATGTAATTACCAAATGCAAGTAGTTCATCAAAAGAATCAAAATTAGTGTGTTGGTTCATAAATTTCTTGCTAAGAATTATTGTGCGAATCTTATCAAAGTCAGGTTTTAAATTTTGTTCCATTCTTTCAATTTTCTTTTGAAATTGCTTTAAATTTCTAATGTCAATATTTTTACTCATAAGAACACCTCCTTTCAATAGAATATTAGCATAAAATTGTGGTGAATTCTGCTATTGTCGAACGATTGTTGAAGGATATTGTATAATAACATAGAATTTACTATACTATAAGGAGGTGATTATGTGGGATTTGAGATAAGTGGTAATTTGAATTTTGACAGTGTTATTGATGATTTAAAAAAAGAAGTTGAAAATAACCCTACTATATTTACATCACAAAATGTTGGAAATAAGTTCAAAGAAAAATGTAAAATATGCGAAAAAATATCTGAATTTGAAATACTAGAAGATGGTAAAGTTAAATGTTTAGAATGTGGGACTGAATTTGAATTGAATCTTAAAGTAGAGTAAACAAAAAAAGAATCTCAATTATGAGGTTCTTTTTTTATTCCCAAAACAAACAAATAAAGAGGTGGTGATGTGCAAGATGTCAAAGAAAAGGTAAAACAAGATTACTTAAAAGGAATGAAACAAAAGGAAATATCATCAAAGTATGACATTAGCTTAAACACTTTAAAGTCATGGATAAAAAGATACAATTGGGCTAATGAGAAAAAGAAGGGTGCACCTAAAAATAAAAGAGGTGCACCCATAGGTAATAAAAATGCCACTGGTCCTCCTGGAAATAAAAATGCTGAAAAGTTTGGTTTCTTCTCAAAATATCTACCTGAAGAAACTAGGGAATTAATACAAGAAATATCTATAAAAGATAAATTTGATATTCTTTGGGAGCAGATAACAATCCAATACGCAGCAATAATAAGAGCACAAAAGATAATGTATGTTAAAGACAAGGAAGAAATGATTAAAGAATTAAAGAAACATGAAAGTACAGAAAATGGAGAGAAGATAGAGTATGAATTTCAATTTGCATGGGATAGGCAAGCATCTTTTCTTAATGCACAGAGTAGAGCTATGAGTGAACTTAGAAGTTTAATTAAACAGTATGATGAAATGATTCATAAGGATTGGAATTTGGCTACAGAGGAGCAGAAAAATAGAGTTGAAAAGTTAAAATGTGAAGTTGATAACCTAAAGAAAAGTGATACTGGAGATGATTCAAAAATTTGGGTTGAAGCTATACAAAATATTGCAATGAAACGTGGTGTTAACAATGGATAAAGCTTTATTGACACTATTAGATTGTTATTGGGATAATCCTGTTTGGTTTGCAGAGGATATGTTAAATTTTAAAGCTGACAAGTGGCAATCTGATGTTCTGATGGCTTTAGCTCAAACCCCAAAAGTATCTATTAGAAGTGGTCAAGGAGTAGGTAAAACTGGATTAGAAAGCATTGCAACTGTATGGTATTTAAGCACTAGACCTTTTCCGAAAGTAGTTGCTACAGCTCCAACACGACAACAATTATATGACGTACTATGGGCTGAAATAGCTAAATGGCTAAGTAATAGCAAGGTTGAGAAGCTACTTGAGTGGACTAAAACAAAAGTGTATATGAAAGGCTTTGAAGAAAGATGGTGGGCTACAGCTAGAACAGCAGTAAAGCCCGAGAATATGCAAGGTTTTCATGAAGATTATATGTTATTTGTTGTTGATGAAGCTTCGGGAGTTGCTGACCCCATTATGGAAGCTATATTGGGAACATTATCAGGTGCAGAAAATAAGCTTCTTTTATGCGGAAACCCAACTAGAACGAGTGGAACGTTTTACGATAGCCATAATAGAGACAGAGATTTATATAAAACATTTAAAGTATCTTCTTTAGACAGCCCTAGAACATCAAAAGATAATATTGAAATGCTAAAAAGAAAGTACCATGAAGGTTCTGACCCTTGGCGTGTCAGAGTACTTGGAGAGTTTCCAAAAGGTGAAAGTGATTCTTTAATATCTTTAGAAGCTGTTGAAACAAGCACAATAAGAGAAGTGAATATATCTAATGACTATATATTAAATATAGGGGCGGATATAGCAAGATATGGTGATGATGAAACCATAATAGCTCCAAGAATAGGTGGGAAAGTATTTGATTTATTAACTTATTCAAAAAAAGATACAATGGAAACAGTAGGAAATATATTAAGAGCAGTTGATAAATTTAAAAATATGTATCATCAAATTAACAGAGTAAAAATAAAAACGGATGATGATGGCTTAGGTGCAGGTGTAACAGATAGATTAAAAGAAGTTATAAGACATGAAAGACTTAAATATGAAGTTATACCTATTCAAAATGGTTCTAGTGCTATAGAAAAAGATAAGTACTATAATAAAGCTTCTGAAATGTGGGATAACATGAGGGAGGAATTAGATGCAAATTTAAGTAGTTTTATACAAAATAAAGAAGCTATAATACAGCTTCCTAATGATGATAAACTTATTAAACAACTATCAAATAGAAAATATACAGTAGATTCAAAAGGGAAAATACAAATAGAAAGTAAAAAGGAAATGAAAAAAAGAATTGGAGAATCACCCGATAGAGCTGATGCAGTAATATATTCGTTTGCAGAAAATAACAATACTGATTTATCTTTACTGAAAGGGGGTAGTGTATGGGGATAATATCTTATGTAAAAAAGCTATTTAAAAGACCTGCAGGAGAGATTATGCGTATGTCTAGTGGAAACATTGGCGTATATAAATTAGACGATTCTAGAGTTGATTATGAGTTAGCAAGAGAACTGTATCAAAATAAAAATGCTAAGTACAAGCTAGGTTCTAGTTTTGTTAGACCGATTGTCAATTCAACAACTGGTTTTATGGGTGTACCTCATTTTCAAATAGAAGATGAAGAAGCTCAATATATATTAGATGAATTTGTTTTAGATAACACATCTAAAATGTTAAAAACACATACAGATAGTTTAAAGCAAGGTGATTGTTATATTTGGATAACTAGAGAAGAAAGAGAAAATCCTTTATATCCCGATAAAAAAGTTAGATTAATATATAACTTCATATCACCCGAAGAAGTGAAAGAAATAATATTAGACCCTACAACAAAAGAGCCTATAGCTTATATATTAGAAAGTCAAAATGAATGGACTGACTTAGGAGAAAACAAGAGAAAGGCTAAGGTAAAACAAATAATAACTGCTGAAAGTAGATTTGTTGAGGTTGAAGGTGATAAGATAGAAGGTTTAGAAGAAGGGGAAACGCCTAATGTATGGGGTTTTATACCAATAATACATTTTAAAAATGAAGCTGATGAAACATTGAAATATGGGCAAAGTGATATAGAACCAATAGAACCTCTTTTAAAAGCTTATCATGATGTTATGTTACATGCGTTAAAAGGTAGCAAAATGCACTCTACTCCAAAACTAAAGTTGAAATTAACTGATGTTGCAAGTTTTTTAGCACACAATTTTGGTGTTGAAGACCCAGTTAAATTTGCCAAAGAAGGTGGAAAGATAAATCTTGATGGGCATGAAATACTATTCTTAAACAAAGATGAAGAAGCTGAGTTTGTAGAAGTAAAATCAGCCATAGGTGATGCTAAGGAGCTTTTAAAGCTTCTTTTTTATTGCATAGTAGATGTATCTGAAACACCCGAGTTTATATTTGGAGTACATACACCTAGTGCTTTAGCTTCTGTAAAAGAACAAATGCCTATTATGGTAAATAAGATAAGAAGAAAAAGAGAACAATTTACAAATAGCTGGCAATTACTTGCAAGAATGGTTTTAATAATGAGTTCTAATTCTAGTGGTATGAAATATTCATCTTATGATGTGACTATAGGTTGGGATGAAGTAAATCCACGAGATGATAAAGAATTAGCTGAAACACTAGAAAAAGTATGTAGTGCATTAGATAAAGCTTTAGAGGGTGGATTTATTAGTGAAGAATCAACAGTAAACTTTTTAGCACAGTATATAGATACAATGAGCAATTATATAAGTGATGACCCTGAAATAGTTGGAGAAAGAGAAAAGATAATAAAAACCAAGATGTTAAAATACAGATTAGATGACTCTCAAGGTTTAAATGATGAGTCAAATGAAATTGAGAAGGAAATAAATAAAATAAAGGATAATAATGGCAATGGATAAAAGTACTTCGGAATTAATAACTGTTGCAGGGGAGTACAAGAAATGGGCATTAGAAGCTAGAAAAAAATTTATAGATTTAAGGCTCAAGCAAGATGATGAAATAAGAACAATGTATATTAACATAACAAGAAATATTACAAAAGAAATAAGAAAAGGAAATCTTTCAGACTTTAACAAAGTTAGGTTAAAACAGATACTAAAACAATTAACACAAGAAATAAAAATATTAAATGAACAACTAGTATTTAATTTTGATGAATACTTAAATAAAAATGTTGAAACAGCTACTAGTTACTCTAAAAATATTTTAATTAATGCAGTTGAGACAGCTCAAATAACTAAAGTAACTAAAACTATGATACAAAAAGCTTTCTATGATATTAATATAAGAACTGTAGAAGCTTATTATACAAGGGTTAAGGATGGTTTATTTTTATCTGATAGAATTTGGTCTAAGTGTAAGAAGTACAGAGAAGATATGAAAGTTATATTACAAACAGCAGTAACAGAAGGTCAAGACTGTGTTAAAACAGCTAAGATGTTAGACAAATATGTTTTAAAAGGTAAGAAAACTTTAGTTGATGAATATCCAAATATGATAAAAAGAATAGGAAATAGAGTACCTCAAAATATAAGTTATGAAGCTTTAAGATTGGCAAGAACTGAAATGACATCAGCTTATGGTGATGGGGTTTTAGCTTCTGCAATGATTAACCCTGCAACCATAGGTATTCAGTTTATGTTGTCCATGGCACATCCTCACACAGATATATGTGACGAAATATGTGGAGAGGATAATTTTGGTTTGGGTAAAGGTGTTTATCCTATAAATGAAGCTCCTGTATATCCATTCCACCCTCATTGTTTGTGTATTATGCTTACTGTAGTTCAACCATTAGATATATTAGTTGGAAGGTTGAAAAATTGGATTAAAAATCCTATGAATGATGTACCTCTTGAAATGTGGTATCAAGAGGTGTATGGAAATTTGAATTTTTAAATTGAAAGGTGGTGATTAAATGAATGTAATAACTGGAGAAATGGACTCAATGAATGCGTTAATATCTAGTATAAAACCTTCTGATATTCCTTTAGCTAAAGATATAGACATAGAAGCTTTAAAATCTATAGATGATGACCCTCTTGAGGTAGTTGTTGAGATACCAGCTACAAAATCTAAAAGGGGATGGAATTATACTGCTAAAAGCTTGAAAGATATTGTAGATTACACTAATGAAAATACTCTTAATGGCTTTTTAGGACATCAAAAAGCTGAAAATATATCAACTGAATTTGCACTACCTGTAACGCATTGGACAGGTGCAGAAATGAAAGGGGATAAAGCTTATTTCAGAGGGCTGATTGATGCTGATGCAACAAATTTAAAAAGATGGATTAGAACTAAAAGGATAAAAGAAGTTAGTATATTTGGTTATCCAAAACTTAAAAAGAGTGCTAAAGGCGAAATGAATGTTATAGGATATGAGCCACTATCTATTGATTGGACTCCTCTACATAGACCAGGTATGCCAACAAGTATTGTAGGTATGGAAATGAGTCCTAATGGCGAACAGTTAGATGGAACTTTTGAAGCTTTAAGAATAGATTTAAGAGAAGCTTTAAAAGCTAAGTTTTCTATTAATGATAATAATTCATATCTCTATATACAAAACATAAGATATGATAACAATACTGTCATATATGAGTTGGAGCAAAATGGATTATGCAAGCTTTATAGTATACCATTTACTATAGTTGAAAATAAAATAAATCTAGGTGAAGAAATTGAAGTAATAAAGAAAATAAGCTATGAAGCTAAAGGAGAAATGAAAGGAGAGGAAAACAAATTGGAAGGAAAAGAGTTAATAAAAAATGTCAAAGGATTACTGCAAACTGGTGAAATATCATATTCAGAGGTCATACAAGGAATAGGCTTAACTAAGGAAATTGTGACAGGAGAGATGGAAGATGTAAAAAGTTCATTAAAAGCAGAAAAAGAATTAAGAGAAGTGAAAAAAGTACTTGGAATAGTAGGAGAGATGGACACAGTTGAAGTGGCAAAAAAGGCTTCAAAAGCTTTAGAAAATGAGAAAAAGGAAGCTTGGAACTGTATAGTTAATAAAGTAATTAAAGATAAAGTGTCAGGTGAAATAGCTCAAACATTAGTTAAGAAAATGTTAAATGTTGAGGAAGGCTCAAGTGAAGAAGTAATAACAGGAGAAATAGAAAATATATTAAATGATGAGTTTGTAAAAAATACAATGTCTAATATGTATAAAGATAATCCAACAACAACAGGATTATTAAACTCTAGCAATAATGGAAGTTTAACAACTAAGAAAAATAGAATATAAAGGAGTGATGTTTATATGGCATTTAAAGGTCAACCAACGCCAAGCACAATAACACAGATAACAAGAGCAAAAATAAGTGATGGGAAATCTGTAAGAGTTATTCTTTCAGAAGGTGAAAGCACTAAAACACAACAATTTTATCTTATAAATGGATTCTTTGGAGTCGCTATGCAAGACGGAGAAAAAGGCGATGAAGTTACTTTGCAAATAGAGCAAGCTGAATACGAAACGGATAATATTGTTACATCAGAAGCTTTTGAGGCAGGGAAATTGATTTATTGGGATAATACAGCTAAGAAATTTACTACTACATCTGCAAGTAATAGGCTAGTTGGTAGAGTAACAGATGGGAAAGACAGTAATAATGTAATTTGGTTTATATTATTACCTCAACAATAGAAAAGGAGTGATAAATATATGGCATTTAAAGTAATTAGTCAGGAAAATTTGCTGGAACAAAAAAGAAAAGAAACTTTACAAGAAGATATACCATTTATAGTAAATGGTGAAATGGAATATGTAACAAAGAAAATATCAAATGGAGAAATGGAAACCTTGGAGTTAAATAAGCCACTTGGTGAAATGATGACTTTTAGCTCGACTTCAAATTTAAAAGAGTTATTAAGAAAAGTTGTATTAGATGTTGAACTAGGCAGAGAGCAAGTACAACTATTATATAAACCAATCTATGACAGTATAGCAGATTCTAATTTACCACAAGTTATGGATGCTAAGTGGGCTTTACAAGGTAACTGTGTATTCCTAGAGCATATAGAAGGTGAAGAAATTAAATTCGGTACAATAAATGCAGAAAATGGTCCAGTTGCAAGGATACAAACTTATGCAACTGGTTTTGAGTATACAAAAGAAATGAAGGATTTTAACCAAACATTTAGTGTTGAAATATTAAATAAATCAATTGGTGAGAGTTACAATGCCTTGTTAAACCACATACATCTAAGCCCAATAATAAATTTTAATTATAAAGCTTCTAATAAGACAGCTTTTAAAGGTGAAACTAATGACCCAATATGGCTAGGAATTTGGAGAACATTAACACAAGCACAAAAAGATACAGTTATAGCAAAAAGACAAGGTAATATATTAATGGCTTCTAGTGCTGACCAAATTGAAATAGAAATGGCGTTAAATGGAGGACATTTATTAAACGGAAGCATGTATCCATCTATAAAAAATATATCAACAGTAATTTATTATGATGGGTGGGAGGTTACTGTTGGTAAAAAAACATATTCTTACAAAGGTGTTACACCAGGCAAAGGATATTTGATAAGACCTAAGCGAGGATTTAAAGAGTTAATAAAGAGAGATTTAACAACAGAGGTTGGAAATGCTGATTTAAGTAAGTTAGTAGAAAATCAAATTGTAGGTCATTGTTATAGAGGTGCTTTTGCAGCAGTAGAAGAAAATGTACAAGAAATAAGTTTTAGATAAAACACTCATAAGAGTGTTATTTTTATGAGGTGATAATATATGACACCAGCTAGAGATTTAATAGAAAAATTAAGACTATTATTAAATGATAAAGATAAAAAATCATTTACAGATGAAGAATTAAACTTGTTTTTAGAGGAAGCAGACTGTATTTACTGTGCAGCTTCTCAAGGATGGATATTAAAATCTTTACAATATGAAAATACAGTAGGGGAAATGTATGAGTATAAAGTGGGTCAAGAAACATATAAAAGCTCTAGTATAAAAGACCTAGTATCTGTAGCTTATCAAAATGCAGATAAATTTAAGGATATGTGTACTAACAAAAAAGAAAAGGGAAGTTTTATGTTAGGAATTAGCACAGAATTTGAAATATGATAAATATTGATAGAAGAAGAAAAGATATAATAAGAACTATTAATATAAACCCCACTAATATTACTATAACTAGTATTAAAAAAACCGAAATAGATGGAGCTTTTGAAGAAACTGAAACAGAAATAAAATGTGTTGTTAGAATATTTAACGAAAAGACAGCAGAGAAGCAAATATCAAGTGAAAAGCAAGGTACATTTAGTTCTATTAGAACATATGGAATGTTAGTAAGTAATGATGTTATCTTAGAGGTTAACAGTAGAGATTCTTTAGAGTTTGAGTGCATATATGGGAGAATGAAAATAGTTAATATATATCCTCAAATTGTAAAAGGAGAACTTTGTGGATATCAATGTTCACTTGAAAGGATTGATTAAAATGAGTGCTTTCACAAATGCAATAAATGATATAAATAGAAAAAAAGCAGGTATGCTTGTACTTTGTATGAGTGCAAGTGCAATGCTAGAAGGTGAAGCTAAAGCAAATGCACGTTGGACAGATAGAACATCACATGCAAGACAAAGTTTAAATGCTAAAACACTTAGTGGAGGAAATAATTTTATCATTAGATTATCTCATGGTGCAGAATATGGAGGGATACTTGAAGAAGGCTCAAAACCACATGTTATTACTCCAAAATCAGCTCAAGCCCTATACTGGAGAGGTGCTTCACATCCTGTAAAATCAGTTCAACATCCTGGTACAAAAGCAATGCCTATTATAAAACCAACTATTGATAAAAATATAGGCAAAATAGGTAATATGATTTTTAGATATTGGAGTGATTAAAATTGAAATATACTTTAGCTAATATTAGACCTTTGAATAATTTTTTAGATTTTAATTTAGAAAGTTTTGAAATACTAACAAAAAAAATGCCAATCGATATATTAAAGCCAAAAGTAGAACTTATTAGCCTTGATTATGGTGAAGTAAAATTAATAAAAAAATATACTGACTGTATTTGATTATTTGGAGCAAATAAATGAGAGCAGGAATAAGAAAAGCGTTAATAGATAATATAAAAGAATTAAAAGGTTGTTATGAACCTAATGTACCAAACAAAGATACTAAAAAGCCTTATATGGTAGTTGTACAAGGGCAAGACAATGACAACGGAGAAACAATAGGCTTTGAAAGAAGTATAGAAATATGGATTTATGAAGGCAGAACAACATTCAAGAAATTAGATAAATTAACTAAACAAGTTGTTGAAGTCTTAGATATGAATACTATAGTTGATGAATCTGAAAACGAAGCTTTTACTTGCATTTATAAAGGTACAAGTGAAAATGATATTGTTGTTGAGGAATGGGATGCTATAGCAAGAGGTATAAGGTTTAGTGTAATAGCTTTAGAAGATAAAGAAGATACAACTAATGATAGGTGGGTTGAAGCTTTATCTAAGTATACAAAAGATTTATTAGAAATTGAGAGTTATAAGGAAAATTGGAAGAAAAACTTTATAGCTCCATGCTGTTTGTGGCGAACTACAAATGTTGAAAACAAAAGAATCAACTATCATCTAATTGAGATTAATAAAACTATGAAATGCCATGTTGTCAGTAAAAATAAAGATGAAATAGTTAAGCTTCTTGAAGCATTAGAAACAAGTTTAATAATAGATAAGAGAGTAAGGCTTAGAGAAGATAAGAATATGTATTTAACTCTTGTTAGCGTAGTTGAGGATAGGGAATCAGATATGTTTACAACTGGACAATTAACAGCTGTGTTTAAAATGATAGGAAAGATAAAAAGAGAAGGTCCTACTATGGATAAAATTTATGGTAATGGAGATTTAAAATAGGAGGTGCAAGGATTGGCTGAAACAAATAATAAAAAGATTAATGTAAGTAAGCAGGAAGAAAAATATTTGAAAAGTGATTTTATAGAAAATAGCGAAGCACTTGGCTACAGTAAAATGGTAGTTGCAGGTGCTTTATTTAATTGTAAGAAAGAAGAACTTACAAAATCAGAGTTTGAGAAAGCAATAAAAGAGTTTTTAGAAAGAGAGGTGAAGTAAAATGGCAACTGGTACATGGAATGAAAAAGAAAAAAAGGAGATACCTGGTTTTTACAATCGCTTTAAAACACAAGCAGAAAAGTCTACAAACACAGGATTAAAGGGTAGATTAGCAATGCCTATTAGGGCTAATTGGGGAGAAGTTGGCAAGGTTGTAACAATAAAAAATGATTTGAGACAACTTAAAACTCTATTTGGTGATGATATGAATTATTCAGCTTTCAAGCTAGGAAAACTAGCTTTACTAGGTAATGTAAAGGAATTACTTTTATATAGGCTCGTAGATGGGAACCAAAAAAAAGGGACATTAACACTAAAAGATACTACAGAGAATAGTGCAAAAGATGTAATTAAGCTAGAAACTAAGTATCCAACTAGCAGAAATTTTAATGTAACAATAAAATCTAATCTAGTAGATGCAGATAAAAAAGACTTTATATTCTTTGAAGGAACTAAACAATTATTTAGTTCAAGTGTTAAAGGTACTATAGATGAAATAGTACTAGAAATAAATTCAAATTTAGATAATGAATATGTAATTGCAACAAAAATAGCTGATAGTGATACAACACTAGCAAACTTAGTAAATGTAGCACTTGAAGGTGGTAATGATGGTTGCACATCTATTACTAATGAGTCTTATTTAAAAGCTTTGGAGGAGTTTGAAAGATATAGCTTTGACTCTTTTGTACTTGATGGTGTAGCTGATGAAGCATTGCAAGAAACAACAAAAGCTTGGGTAACTAAAAATAAGGAGCTAGGAAAAGATATATTATTATTTCTAGGTGGGAAAAAAGAGGATAATATAAAACAGATAAATGATAAATCAAAAGGTTTCAATGATGAAAATATAGTTAATGTTGGGAGTTCAGCTTATTATGAAAATGTAAAATATACACCTAGTGAAGTAGCTGTTTACATTGCTGCTCTTTCTGTAAGCAAAGGTAGAACAGGAAGTATATGCAATGCAAAAACTATATTTGAAGAAGTAGAACCACGATTAAGCCAAAGTGAAGTTAAAGAATGCTTGAAAAGTGGTACATTGGTCTTAGATTTTGATGATGGAGACGTGATTATAGTTGATGATGTGAACACATTTAAAAAATATGTAGATGATAAAAATGAAGCAATGGGATATATCTCTAATATCATGTTTATTAATACTATAAATAAAGATACTTCATTGAAGCGAAAGGAATTTGTAGGTAAGATATTTAACGATTCAACAGGTCAAACAACTGTTATATGTGCATTGAAGAAATATTTTGAAGAATTGATGAGTCAAGGTATTATATCTGAATTTAATGTTGATATAGATACAGAACTTCAAGCAACTGCCAAAGCTGATGAATTTTATTGGAAGTGGGATGCTATTAAAGTTGATGTGATGAAGAAAATATATGGTACTGGATACCTAGGATAAAGGAGGTTATAAAATATGGGAAAATATGATGAAAATATTATAGATGCTGCAAATGTTGTTGATGGTTCAAATGCTAGAATAATAATTGATGGAGAAGAAGAAGGATATGGAACAGAATTTACAGCTGAGGTAGAAAATGATAAAAAGACTTTTAGAGTAATTGGTTGTAAATGGGAACTTAACAAGGCATCCACTCAAAAAGGAACTTTTTCCTTGACTGTACTTAAAACTACATCTAAGTGGATTAAAAAAGGATTTAATAAATTTGAAATAATTACAGAAATAGAAAATCCTGGATTAGTTGGATATGAAAGAATTAGATATAAAAATTGTATGGTAGATAAAATACAACTAGCAAGCATAAAATCTGATGAAAATATAGAAATACAAATAGATGGAACTTTTGAAGGATTTGAACTTTTGGATTTTATAGATTAATTATTATGAAATAAAAAACAAATATTATATACTCGTAATATGTAGAACGTTGATATAGTTAATGATATAATTATATAAAGAAACAATTACAATATATTATGGAGGTAATAAAATGAAAGTTATTTTAAGTCAAAAGATGAGTATGCATAATATGTTTGGGAAAAGAGAAGAACTTATCATAACAAAGCAAGTAGACACTGACATAATACCACGTATAGGCGAATATGTAAGAGATGAAATAAACATTTCGAATCATGATACATTTAAAGACTCGCTTAAAGTTGGAGAGGTTATTTATAACTTTAAAGATAATGAATGTTATGTAAATTTTGAAAAGAGAAGTATTAATTTCTCTAATGATGAAGATGTTAGTAAGAAAATAGAGCAATTGAAAGAAATGGCAACAAAACATGGGTGGAAATATTAATTATAAAGTTATTATTAGTTTTTAAACCATCTATTACAAAAAATGAATTAAAGAAATTTTGAGATATATACCAAAAGTATATATCTTTTTTTATGAAAAATAAAAATAAAATTGGAGGAAGTTAAAAATGGGAAACTTAGATAAAGAATTTTTAAATGAAGGAATAGAAGAAGAAAGAGAGCTTACTAAAGATGAAATAGCAAAGCAACAAGAAGATAATATAATTATGAAATTGACAGAGGATGCTATATTACCCGAAAAAACTATTTTTGTAAAAAGGTTAGATATACCACTTACACTGAGGGCTTTAACAGAAAAAGAGATAAGTGCATTACAGAAAAAATATACAAAAGTTACTAAGGTAAGAGGTAGAAGAGAAAGTAAGCTAATGGAAGATGAATTTAATATAGCTCTAATAGAAAAAGCTACAATAGTTCCTAATTTTGGGGATACAAGACTTCTTAATTCTATGAAGGTATCAAATGGAGTGGAATTTATAAGAAGAAAGTTTTTAGCAGGCGAAATTGCATTAATTAGTGATGAAGTACTAGAATTGTCTGGATTTTATGAAGAATTAAGTGATGGTGATATAAAAAACTAATAAAGAGAGGTGGGAAGATTACTATTTTATATAACGCATATGTTAAACATAGTGTTCTTCCAGAAGATTTTCTAAAAAGAGAGAAAACACCTCAACAGCTTCTTAGAGTTTTTACTCAATATGAAATAGAACAAGAAAATAAAGCTATGAAAAATAAATAAAATTTAAACTAAAAGTGAGGTGAGAGAAATAGCTAAAAAAGAAATGTATCATATTGATGTCGTTATTGATGTTACAGGAGATGAACAAACTAAGAGTAAATTAAGTGCTATGGAAAGATACATGAAACAGACAGAAAAGAGAATGAAAGTACTGAATAGGATAAAAGCTAATCCAATTATACAAACTCAAGATAAAACATCTAGTGTTGTAAATAGAATTAGCAACAACTTAAAAAGAGTGGGTAGAACTATATCTACAACCATAAACGCAAAAGATAGAGCATCTAGCGTTGTAAATAGAGTTAAAAACAAAGTAAATAGCTTACTTACAAGTCGACAAAGAGAAGTTTTATTAAAGGCTAGAGACAAAGCTAGTCAAGTTGTAGATAAAGTAAAAGCTAAGGTACAAAATTTGACTGCGGCTACAATAATTAGCTTGAATATGAAAGCTGACCCAGCGCTAAGAGTTATTTCTCAAACTAGAAGTAAATTAGGAGAGCTCAAGAATAATACAATAATAAATATTAAAGCAAAAGGTGAAGAAGCATTAAATACTATTTCTCGTACTAAGAGTAAATTACAAGAGTTTTCTAATAAGACTTATCAAGCGATTGTAAAACTAAAAGATGAAGCTAGTCCAACTTTGAGTGGTATTGGAAGTAAAATAGATTCATTTATAAGTGGAGCAATAAGTAAATTCGCTCAATTAACAACAGCAATTACTGTTGCACTTGGAGGTATAGGGGTTGGTTCTTCGATAAAAACTTTTGCTAATTTCGAGCAAGGAATGAAAAACGTTCAAGCTGTCACAGGAGCAAGCGGAAAAGAAATGGAAGCTTTAACTGTAAAAGCTAGAAATCTTGGGAAAACAACTGCATATTCAGCTAGAGAAGTGAGCGATGCCATGTATTATGCGGGTATGGCAGGGTGGAAAACTAATCAGATTATCGAAGGTATGCCAGGCATCTTGAATTTAGCAGCAACAGGAGGAACAGATTTGGCACTAACGTCTGATATAGTGACGGATGGATTAACATCATTGGGAATGGCTGCCAAAGATACTAATGAATTTGTTGATATTATGGCTGCAACTATAACAAATTCTAATACTGATATTGAAAAAATGGGTGAATGTATTGCCCATTTAAAAGTTGCTTAATTCGGTGAACCCTAAGTTAGATTTTGTTTACAACTTAAAAATTAATAACGTATAATTATTTTAAGAGGTGATTATATGGCAAAAAAACTTACCAACGAAGAATTTATAGAAAGAATAAGAAAAATTCATAAAACAGAAATTAAAGTGCTTGGAATATATAAAAACAAAAGAACAAAAGTATTGGTAAAACATAAATGTGGTTATGAGTGGGAAGCAAATCCTGAAAGCTTGTGGAGTGGTAGTTGTTGCCCATTGTGTTCAAATAACTTGAGAAAGACAACAGATAAATTTAAATCGGAAATTTCAAGTTTATCAGGAACTGAGTATGAAATTATAGGAGAATATATAAATTCATCAACACCTATTTTATTTAAACATAATTTATGTGGTAAAACTTTTAAAATGAGACCAACAGATTTTTTAAAAGGTCAAAGATGTCCATATGAAAGATATAAAAAAAGTGCAAATTCAAATACAATTAATTTTAATATAATCAAAGAAAATGTGGAACAATTGGGTAAAGGAGATTATAAGATTATAGGTGAGTACAGAGGTGCCAGTAAAAAAGCTAAATTTTTTCATGTATCATGTGGAAATTATTTTTATATGGAGCCAACACGTTTTATAAATGGAGGAATAAGATGCCCACATTGTTACAGGTCAAAAGGAGAAGAAGTGATAAGAGAATATCTGAACGAAAATAAATTTGATTTTAAGGAACAATATAAAATTAAAGAATGCAAGAATAAAAGGCCTTTGCCTTTTGATTTTGCTATTTTTAAAAAAAGTGAAATCAAGTGTTTAATAGAGTATGATGGTTCTCAACACTTTATGCCAAAATTTAATTGTAGTAAAGAAGATTTTCAAAAAATAAAATATAATGATGAAATAAAAAATGAGTTTTGTAAAAAAAATAATATACCTCTTATAAGAATAAAATATGTTAGAAGTGAAAATTTAAATATTATAAAAAATAAAATTATAAAAAAATTAGAAGATGGATTTGAAAAAATCAATATGGGAATACCGAGCGAAGCCAGTTTGGAAACAACTGGAACGTGTAACGACTAGATAAAGTAAGCTAAGTATAAGGCACTCATGAAGTGCCTTTTTATATGCAGAAATATCCACGAACAGCAACAAGTTCAATTTAAGTTGAACTTAAGATATAGTCTGAACTATATAGAAATATATAGAAGCAAGGGATAAAGAGCCTTTACGATAACAAAATTGGAAACATTGAAATTTGTTGGTTCCTTAGGTGGTTCTTTGGGTGTACCGATGAAGGACCTTTCATTAGCTACAGGTTTGATGGCAAGTAGTGCTATCAAGGGAAGCCAAGCAGGAACTTCTCTAAGAATGGGTTTTTTAAGACTTAAAAATGAACCAAAAGGAGCCGCAACAGCTATGAGAAAATATGGAATAGAAATGAAAACAACTAAAAGTGGAAGTTTAGATTTAGCAGCAACAATAGATGAACTTAGAAATAAGCTTGGTAAGCTTAGTGACACGAAGAAAGTAGGAGCTTTAGGAGATATAGTAGGAGCTAACGCTTCAAGTGGTTGGGCTGCAATAGTAAATGCTAGTGAAAGTGACTACAATAAACTAAAAAAAGCCATAGCTGAAAGCGAGGAAGAAGCTAAAAGAATAGCTGACATGAAGATGGATTCCTTGAATGGGCAGTTCGCTAAATTAAAAAACACTATAAATGATGTAAAAATTAGTATAGGAGAAAAATTAGGTCCAGTAACAAGAAACTTTATGGAAAATATAATTAGTAGTATGCCTAAAGTTGGTGATTCAATTGTAAATTTTGTGAGTAATTTTATAAATAACTTTGATAAAATAAAAAATGTTTTACAAGGTGTGGCTTCTGTTGTTGGTGGGGTTATTGCTGGATTTATGGCTTTTAAAGCTTTAACAGTAATTTCTAGCGTAATAAGTATAATTACAAAGATAGCTACAGCATCAACGCTAATTGGAGGAATAGTTGGAGTTCTTGGACCCGTTGGTGCAATAGTTTTAGCTATAGGCGTATTAGCAGGAGCATTTTTATTTGCTTATCAAAAATCTGAAACTTTTAGGTATGGTATTAAAAACATAGGTAAATCAATATCTAATTTTTTAAAACCTTTAAATCCTTTTATAGAACAAATAAAAGGTAAATTTAAAGAACTTATAAATGCGTTAAAACCTTTGTTTGCAGTTTTTTCTAAATTAGGCTCAATGATTGTAAGTGCTTTATCACCAGTTATACAATTTTTGGCGACAGTTTTCATAATAAAATTTATGTATTCATTTAATGTAATTGTTAACAAGGTAAAAGCTATAGTAAATACAACAACAGTAGTAGTAAATGGTTTAATAGAGATATTTAAAGGGATAGCTGATGTAGTTAAAGGTTTTATAAATAGAGATATGAGCCAAGTAGTCAACGGGCTTAAATCTATTTTTAAAGGGATTATAGATATTGTTAAGTCATTGTGGAGTGGGTTAGTAGATTTTGTGACATCACCAATTCAAGCTGTTGTAGATATTCTAGACGAAAAATTCGGAAAAAAAGTGGAAGGCATAAAGAAAAAATGGAATGAATTAAAAGACTTTTTAAAAAATCCTGCTAAAGCAGCTCCAAAAGTTCAGCCTGTTAATTTATCTAGCGAGAAAGCATCAAGCGAACTGCAAACTTCATCGAATGGAGCAAAAGCATATATAAACTCATTAGGTCAAAAAATAGGTGAAGGTATTGGAAAGATTAAAGAGAAATTTGGAGAACTCAAAACATCTGCGACAGAAGTATTTAATAATATAGTAACTTTTATAGGTGGCAAAGCAACTGAATTAAAAGATAAACTTTTAGAAGGCATAAAACCTGCTATAGATACATTTAAACAATCATTAAGTAATTTAAAAGAAGTTTTTGGAGATTCTTTAGATAGCATAAAAGAAGCTTTTGGAGGTTTAAAAACTGTATTTGATGAAAATATTAAAACGCCTTTTGAAAATTTAAAACAAAAAGTTTTAGAAACAAAAGAAAGTTTAAAACCAGTTTTTGATAACTTAAAATCTAGCTTTGCAGAACTAGGAAAAGCTCTTGAACCAATAAAAGAAGCATTTAGTGGAATAAAAGATTTCTTTTCAAATTTGTTTAAGCCAATCAAAGATGATGGAGCAACTAAGACAACTAAAACCAATATGGATGAGTTAAAACAATCAACACAAAGCGTAGGAACGTCTTTCAAAGAGCTAGGGAATGCTTTTAATCAATTAAAAGAAGCAGCAAAACCTTTTGTAGATTATTTAAAACAGATAAAAGATTCTTTAACATCTACTCTGGGAGATATAGGAGGAGGATTACTTAAAGGCGTAGCAACTTCTATAGTTTTAGTTATAACTTCTGTTATTAATGCAATTGCATCTATTATAAATGCTATAGCAGGTGCTATAAAAGGTGTAATTGATATAATAAAAGGAATATTCGAAATCATAGGTGGGATAATTAGTGGTGATGGCGAAAAAATAAAACAAGGATTTTCTGATGCTTTCAAAGGTATTGGAGATGTAGTTAAATCATTATGGGAAGGTATAAAAGGAGTTTTAGGAGCACCACTTAAAGCAGTTGTAAATTTTATTGATAATGGATTTTCAGAAAAAGTAGGGCAAGTAAAACAATGGTGGTCTGATTTAAAAACTAATGTAGGTCAAAAAATAAGCGGATTTGTTAGTTTTGTAAGCAATGGTTTTCAACAAAAAGTTCAACAAGTTGGAATGTGGTGGCAAGGACTTAAAATAAATTTATCTGGCAAAATAAGTGGATTTGTAAGTCTTGTAGAAAACGGATTTAAAAGTAAAGTGGATTCAATTAAATCTGCTTGGGATTCTCTTAAAAAGAAACTTTCTACCAAAATAACTGGTTTTGTAAGTATAGTAAAAACTGGAGTAAGCAATATACTAGACCATTTTGCAGATGGTGGTGTTGCAAGTAAACCAAGTATTTGTGGAGAAGCAGGTCCAGAAATGGTTATTCCTCTTTCTAATAGTAAAAGAAGTAGAGCATTAAGTTTGTATAAACAAGCAGGACAGATGCTTGGAACTAAAGCAAGTAATAATGTTATTCCAATATCTCAAAAATTAGGAACTAGTTTTAATTCTACAAATAGTATTCAAAATAGTACTTCTAATATTATTAATAATGTTAGACAATTTCCTACCAAACAAGAAGAATTTAATAATACAGAAAATAGAATTTATCAAGAAGCCCAGCCACAAAACATAATTTCTGGTGGAAGTAATGCGATTAATGTTGGTGGAATATCTATAAATATTCAAGGTAGCAATAACAAAGAAGAAATGATACAAGAAATATTGTCTCAAGTGGAAAGTGAGCTAAGAGAAGCATTACAAGATATTGGATAATGTCGAATTATTGTTAAAAAAATCCTCCTTATAGATGTTATAATAACATTATAGACTATTGATTTATGAGGGGATTAAAATGAATTTTTTTAAACGAAAAGATGACATAAAGAATTTTAAGCTTATGTATATAAAAGGGCACCCACATTTTAACAATGAACTTACATGTACTATGTATATAGATAAAAAACTAGTATCTGTATATACATTGCAACAAGTACCTATTAGTGAAATAAAACTTTTAGATATAGAGAAAGTCTTTATTGATAATGATATGCTAATTATAGAAAGCAAAAAAAGTGTATTGTATTTTAAAAGTAACTCAAAAGATAAAATATGCAATATAATTAATCAAAATATAGCAGATATGCAAGATAAAAAGACAGATACTATATTAAGAAATAAAAATAAAATAGTTAAACAAGGGGTAATGAAGATGGATTACTATAATTCTGTTGGAGTTCCTAATTGTAGGGGTGAAGCAATAAGTATAATTATTGACAACCATAATGCATGTTTAGTTATTGAGAGCAAACTTTTAAAAGAAGAAAAAATGCGTATTAAATTTTCTGATTTATATAGTGTAAATAAGTATAGTGAGAAAGAAATAGCATATAATAATAAGTCTGTTGTTGGAAGAGCAGCTATAGGAACTTTATTTGGTCCTATGGGAACAATTGTTGGTGGGTTGTCAGGAACTGGAAATAAAAAAAGTAAAACTGAAAAGTTGTTTATAAGTATTGAATATTTTTCTCATGGAGAATTAAGGGAAATAATAGCTGAAGATTCAATACTTAATTTTCATAGCCAAGAATTCATTGATAATATAAGGAGAAAAATAAATATAAGTAAGAATAATTTAGAAAATAATAAAGAAAAACAAATAAAATCAAATGATGATGCAATACAACAAGTGAAAGGGTTAAAAGAGTTATTAGACATGGGAGCAATAACAGAGGAAGAATTTAATAAGAAGAAAAAAGAATTATTGAATTTATAACAAGAGAAAATAAATAAGTATAAACATACAAAGCACTTGGATATTCTGTTGTTTCAAGTGCTTTATATGTTAAAAAATGGTATAATATAGGTAAGGCTTTAGCAGTGTTCGATTTTTTGAAATATTGCTTGTAGTGATTGAAATTACTATATTACAGGTATGCTTTATGAAATGCCAAAAAACACTACTGGTCGCTCACTGCAAATTTAAGAAAGCTATATATATGTAAGTATTGGAAATACTAAATTTATTTTGGGATTTTATATTAACTATGTGGTATGTAAATAAGCTTAAAATAAATTCTTTACATTCTATTATCAGAATTTTATATTAACTATGTGGTATGTAAATCTTTATCTGGGGGTATAAGATGCAACAAAGTATAAGATTTTATATTAACTATGTGGTATGTAAATAAATTTCAGTATCAGAATTAAAAGGAACATTCCAAAATTTTATATTAACTATGTGGTATGTAAATTATACTTAAAAGTTTCACCCATTCTTTCTATGTCTGAATTTTATATTAACTATGTGGTATGTAAATAACAGAAGAAACAATTTTTATTCCTCCTTCAAATACAATTTTATATTAACTATGTGGTATGTAAATAAGGCTTTAGAGACTGTAAGAAGTATATTTGCTCAAGATTTTATATTAACTATGTGGTATGTAAATGCTAAAACATTACTTGATAAAAACAAAATTACAGGATTTTATATTAACTGAGTGGTATGTAAATTTATCAATCTTAGTATTAGATGTATCTTTGTATAATTGTTTTATATTAACTATGTGGAAAAAAATAAATAAAAAAAGAAAGCACTTACTTTTGGTAGGTGCTTTTGTTTTGCTCAAATTTGGTCGGTTGGGTAAAATAATTAGAAAAAATTAGTAAAAACTCTTGAAAAGTGTCGCGATACAATGTATAATTATATTATCGCGATACAGAAAAGAGGTGAAAATTATTACTGATAGCAGTAGAGCAGATTACTTCAAGCAAAGACGACAGAATAAAAAAACTTTTAGTGTTCTACTAGATAGAGAGAAAGTAGAGAAAATTGAAGAACATTTAAAAAAGCAGAACAAGACTAAAACTATTTGGCTTGAAGAAAAGATTAATGAAGAGCTAGAAAAAGAGGAATAAAAATAAGGGACGTTCTCCCCGACCAAAGATTGAACATCCCTTATTGACGTATAATTATATACACTAACTATAGTATACGTCATTCCTTGAAAAAAATCAATTTTAAGGAGTGTAATATTATGAAAAATGAATTAATGATGTTTGAAGAAAAGAAAGTTGAAGTACTTGAATATAATGGGCAAGTTTTATTTAATCCGTACGACTGCGGAAGATGCTTAGAATTGAGTGATAGTGCAATAAGAAATCATTTATCTAAAATGAATGATACTCAAGCTATCTTGTTAAAAAATTCAGCTGTCCTAGATAAGGACATCCGAAAACTGAATAATGCAGGTGAAAAGTTCTTAACTGAGAGTGGGGTATACAAGTTAATATTTAAATCTCAGAAAGAAGAAGCAGAGAAGTTCCAAGACTGGATAAGCGATGAAGTACTTCCAGCTATTCGACAAACTGGTGCATACATAACTAATAATGCTAATCCCGAAAAACTAAGAGAAAAAGCAAGTGAGATTGAAAAGTTACAATTAGCTTATAATAGTACATCTATGTTAAAAGAACTATTGGATGATGCAGGATTTGACAACAAATCAAAACTATTAACAGCTAAAACATTATATAAAAAGGCAGGTATTGATTTACCGATTGAGATAAACGAAGAAGAACATTATTTTGATACAAAACAAATAGCGTCTAAACTGAAAATATATTCTAAGAGTAATAAACCAGCTCAGATGGCTGTTTGTGAAATTATTAAAAAGATTGATTTAGAAGAAAATGAAGTAAAAGGAGTTTGGGAAACGAATGGTTCTTGGACTGGTACTGTAAATAAATATACAAAGAGTGTAATAGATAAGGTGAGAACTTGGCTAGAGGAAAATAATAGACCTGTCAAAATTGCAGGTGAGAAGAAGAATTATCATGTGGTTTATAAGATTGAGTAAATTTATCAGTTGTATTAAATAATTTAGTTTAGTTTATTTTAGTTTTGAGGGGGATTAATACAATGCGTGAAAGTTTACTTAATAAATATAATTTAAAAACTGATGAAGATGTAGAATATTTTGTGAAATTTGCTAATGCGTTATATGAACTAAAACAGAATAGTGAAGAAAAGTTTCAAGAATATGTAAAGATATTAAGAGAAATTCTTATAGAACAACAAGAAAATGAAAATATTTTAGATAATATATTAAAAACACTTACTTAGGTAAGTGTTTTTTTGTTGAAAGTAGGTGACTATAACGTAAAAAGTAATAAACAGGTAAAATATGTAAGAATTATATGATATAATAATTGTAGCAAGAAGATGTAATCTACAATTTATAGAGTGGAGTTCATACAAAAGATTATCCTCCCAACGTATAGAAGGGAGGTGAGTATGTATGGATAATTTTTTACAAAATGTACTAGAAAGGCTATCTGTTAGTTTAATAGTTTGTCTAGTTAGCAATTTACTTAAAAAACGTAAAAAACCACTCAAAGTAGCCGCTAAGAGTGGTTGGGAGTTTGATTTTAAAATCAAATTCCGTAGATTTAAATAATTATTAATTGTTTAAATTACGAACTCCACTCTAGTTTCAAATAGATTGTAGTTCTTCTTGCTTTTATTATACCACAAAAAATTATAAATAAAACCGTTGTTTATATAAAAATTGTTTATAGTCAATAAAAATATGAAATTTTTATAACAAATAATA